ATTTTGTCTTGGAATTGCTCAACAAGAACTAGAAAACCAGTGAATATATAGGGCAGACTTGAAAAAACAAACAAGCCAACCAAAACGGTGGAACACTGTAAAAGAACAAATAGGCTATTTTCGATTAGCAATCGGCGTGAATTTACTCCTGAACCCGTAGGCTTCACGTCTTCTTCGCCTTCTGTCCAGCAATGCGAGCTTTCAACTCCTCCTTTCGTGCTCGGAGAAGCTCAGGCTTGTTCTGATATTCGCGGATCTGGGCATCAGCCTGCGCATCACGCCGCTTCTTGTCACTCTTCGCATCCTTCTTAGCAACACGGGTGGCAGCCTTAGCAAGCTCGTAGGCTTCCAAAGCAGCACCAGCCTGTGGGCTAATGAGAGATGCAAAAGGGGCAACATGTGAAACAACGGTGTCAGCAGCCTTAATACCCTTCAAAACGCGACGAAACCACTTCCCCATGCCATTCTCATCAAACGTCACCATGACAGGCATTGCGCAAACCTGCGCAAAGTACGTCTCAAGAGCAACGTTGTCAGGACTGGGGGAGGGAGTAGAAAGAACAATTTTGTCCGTCTCGCTCGGATCGGGAAAGTACTCGACGTACCATCGTGCTGTCAAAGTCAAGGTAGTCTGGTCGTTCAAACCAGTGAAGTACATACCACAAGGGTGAAACTTCGTTGGTAAATAACCGACAGGAGGCTTCCATGGCTCCGCCATCGAGGGACATCGGGTGAGAAGACAAGGGGTAGTACCTGAAATGTTGTCATCTTCGATCCGCATGTGAACTTGAGGGGTAGTCACAGGACGCGACGCAGGAACAGTCCTGTCACCAAGTCTGAAGGCCTGGTAGGCTCCTTTCTCGGCACCATGGGTAACCGAGCCAGGAACCTGAACACAAGTTTTCAAGCTTTTCGGCGGCAAAGGAACTGTATTCACTTTCGTGGACCAAAAGAGGTCAGAATTTGGTGCCGGTTCTGAACAAAGATCCTCTTTCCTTTCGTGTCCAAGGGATTGGTTCACGATAAAGAAGGAAAGGTCATCATCCAGATTCTGGGACTGATAGCCGGTGACAGAACCACCACGGTACAACTCCGCAGTAGTATTGCACACCTCCATCCCACCACCGATGAGGCGCAAACGCCCAGGCGGCAACAAACTCACGTCACCCTCACTCGCTTGGTACGGAGAGTAACAGGTGATGATTCCATTGGTCCACGTTGCGTTCACGGCAGCATCCATGTCAACTCCACTCCGGCCTGCCATGACGCAAATCCCACCGTATCGGCGAGCATCGCCAGAAGTCGAGATGTTGATCTCTGGCGAACTTCCAGCAGCCTCGCCGAGGGACGGGGGATCATAGTGACAAGCAGCGCCTGAGTAAGAATCAACACTCAAGTTGCCAGTGAATGCAATGTGCGCATCCCACAACTGCCCAGAAGGCAAGTCAGGGGGTCTGGTGATGGAGTGAGACTCGGTATAGGTGTAAACCAAAGACCGTCCATTTTTCATGTCGGGGTATCCTTTCGGAGCCACGGGATGATCATAGAACGGGTCAATGGCACACTTCAACCATGCCTCTCCACTTGGGGTGGTACTTGTGCCTCGCAAGGCTCGCTCGATTTCCTTTTCAGGGGTTGGTGTGGCCACACTGTCGGTCATCTCTTTAAACCCAAACCCACGTGCTTGTGGAACGACATAGAACTTTCGTCCATTGCGAATCAGGCTCTTCACGATTAGCAGCTCACGCCCATGAAGGGTAGTTTCTGCCTCATTAAGAACCCAACGCTCCAACAAGTCGTATTGAGGATGGTAAACAAGATAATTCAACGCTTGTGCCATACGCAAACAAACGTCAACAGGCTGTTCCTTAACACCAGTATAGGCCCATCTAAAAAGACTTTTCTGATAAGACCAAACCGGGTAAAGCGCACCCTGATGTACGACAAGAGTACTTCCCATGAGATCCCACCCTTCCAACATCTGCTGTCTACCCTGCATCAACGAAATCTTCATCACTAAACCAAAACTGGCAAAGTGACTGACGAACTCGTCATGGAAAGAGGAGGTGTTAGAAATAGGTAGTAAAATAAGAGTATCATCTCCGCAACCAAAGAACTCCATCTCAAAGATCAAATCTGATCGTCCAATATCCAGGAGAAATTGACAAGTCAGGAGAAACACAATCAAGGTTTCATCTTCACTCGTGTTATCTTTTCCACTAGGATAGGCTTGGTCAGTCGAGCGGATTTCAGGTCCATTGGGTCCCTTAGCCCAGAAAGTCCACTTTGACATGAACTCACGGTACCAAGGAAGCCTAGGACCAAACCTCTCGAGAAAATCTTCAAGTTGCAAGTACAATTTAGCACAGATGGTACGATCCATCTTACTGGCATCCATCATGATAAGAAGTTTCTTGCCACGTTCAGCGGATATGGCTATACGCTGCATCAAAAGTCTACCATCAAGACCTTTCAACATGAAATTGACACGTGCAAGAGCTTTTGCAAGTTTCCAATTCTGGATTTTACCCCAGAACAGTAATCGCGTGGAGTGGTTCAAAATTATACGAAAATCTCCACGATCAAATTTTTCTTTTTTGCAAGTTTCTTCTTTTACGACAACCCCAGCAGCCAAAAGACCGGGTACATGGGGGTAGTCACTGGCTAGAGCAAAGGGCAAAACTGAAGCTCGGCTATCGAACTTGGCCGAGAGACCAGGACCGGGAGAAGAGTCCATGGACCAACCTTGTAGTACTTCCTTAATTGTAGAAAGACCACCCTCAACACCAATAGCATCCAAATATCCATATGCCAAATCCATCGCTTCAAGAGAAATAGATCTGGGCGTCGGCTTGCTCACGCAAACGTCATTAACATAGAAATCAGTACTAAGGTTTGGGGTGCACATACAATACTTAGAAAAAAGGTCTTCAGAATGCCCGAGCTGATGGTACAACTCAATCACTCTGCCACTCCGTTGCATATCAAAACGCCAACTAGCCGGAGGGCAATTTACTGTTGACGCCGCTGAAAATGCTGTGCCACATCAAAGTTCACAGCAAGTCCAATCGAAGCCGAATCAGCAAATCCAACATGCAATCCAACGACAACGACCTCTTCACCAATTATCTGCCAAAGCGGAGAACCGGAATCACCAGGAGTAGTGTCACACTTGTAGATTAACATTTGCAATTGGCCAGACTCAGCAACCTTCAATGCACGGGTATATGGAACCTCCTTCGCAATAGCGCTAGTAATCCAACAAGGAAGAGCTGGATCATGAACTGAGATACTCAAACGAGTCTTGCTGTCAAGACAAGTGGGCAACTCAAGAATGCTCCAGTCATTCGATGACAAAGCAACTGCGCCATTAGGTGCGAGTAAGAAAACAGGTTTGAAAGAAGCACGAATCCAACGAGCCGTCTGTGCATCCCAATACTCAACGTAGGCTTCACCACGAGCATCACACAAAGTGGAAAACCCAGGCCCACCAGTCATGTGAGCCGGCGAAGGGAACATCAAGAAGGAAGTCTTAGTGACAAACTGCTCAGGTACGTACAAACCACCAAAAGATCCAACGAAGCCAGTACAAACGAGTTCACCTTTAGGGGTAACAAGTCTGACGAGCGAATTCAGAACTTTCGCAGCCTGTTTCTCATTCGCAGCAAAAGAACTCTGAGATGTAACATCACCGTCAATGCTCAACTTACTGGCACGTTGGAGAGTGTCTTTGAAAGCAAAAACACCACCGAGAGTCATGTCCAGATTCTGGGTAAAAACAGGTTTCTTAGGATCATCAGAGCGCTTCTCCTTTCTGCGAGGAGGGGTGGGGGGTGGCGTGATTCTCGGTATCTCGTCAATACGCACACGACGGCGCGCTTGGTCGACGGGCTCTGGCACAGCAGACTGACCCTTCTTCGATCGACGATCACGATTCTCTTTCGCCATTGAATCAAGCTCGAGCAACCTCCCCCCAAGGCTAGCCCGGGTACGCTCCCTAACGTCAGCAGGCATGTGCGCAAACTCACCAATTATGTCATCAACAAAAGCAAGTTCACCACGCATGTCGCGTCTATTAAAAAA